CCTGTCATAGAAACGCCGATAAGTGCATCCCTTTCGGTAGTTCTTTGCCAAACAGGTCGCAAATAGTGGAAATCGGTGTAGCTTGCTTGAAGTGTGCCGATAAAAGTCGCTGCCCGAACTCGTGCTTCGTACTCCTCTTGGCTGTCTACATTTGAGACATTAACCTCTGTGAGATTACAGAACTGAAACGGGCGTAGTGCAATTTCACAACATGGATTGGTGCCCCAGTCCTTGTCATATGTAAAATAAAAGCCCGGTTCGCCTGCGCCAGAAGCTCTGACTCGTTCCCACAAATCTTTGAAGAAGTCCTCTGTGATCATGTGTCGCATCAGGGCGACCGAGTTGTTAGCCCGTCCACGTTGCGGGTTAGTTTCCCACCAGTTTCCTGCTTTACAGCCAATCATTTCGTCATCATCAGCAGAGAACAGCGAGATAAGCGCTGCGCGTCGGATGCCGCCAGCCAGAACAGCATCTGCAATGTGACAGATCATATCATGCACTTCAATTGGGCTCAGCTTGTCGCCATTTTCTTTAGCCTCTAACATGCCCTCAAGCTTAACAAGGCACTCCTTAAGTGGTTGTGGACCCGGTGCCTTGCCGCCAGATGTCACCAATCTGGCACCCTTGGGTCTAATGTCTGAAAAATCGAAACGCAGCTTGGAAGTGCCCTTAAAATAAGAGCCTACCAAAGCCTTTACTGCGTCTGCCCAACCCTCAATGGAATCACCAACGAGATATCTATAAGTTCTTTTGCCGGATGGCTTTCTGATTTCTGGAAGCTTTTCGACATGATGGCTTTGCACAGAGTAGCCAACCCCTGTGCCCCCAAGGAGCAGGAACATCGCCTCACCAAAAGCTCGCACGTCATCAATTGGCATGTAAGCACAATTGAACACGCGATTGGGCGCTACTTCAATTGGCTTGCCGCCGAACTGCATCGAACGCATGGAAGGAAGAACTTTCTTGTCATAAACAAATTGATAAACAGCCTCGATCTCATCCTTAAGATGAGGAAACTTTTTAATATGCATGTCCTTGTTTCTACTCACAAGCTCGTTAAAAAGCTCGCGACGGTTCTGTTCTGGCAAGTACCTTGCGTACTTCATGTGTACCGTGATGTCTGACAAAATCTTCGCTGATAATTCCATTTTACTTTGATCCTTTATCCTTAAATTTCTTATATTGCTCTCGCAACTTTTCTCCTTGAGATTTCATATTTAGCTCGATCTCCTCTCTGGAGACTTGCTGCAAAACTTTAATTTTTACATTGCTCGTATCCATTACCATTGGATAGATCAGACCATCTGGTCCATTTCTATTCTTTGCAATGAACATGCGCCCTGTATTGGCTACTTTGTCATCGGCTGTTCTAGAGACAGAAAAAATGAAATCTGCTACAAAACACTTGTTAAAGGCTTCTGAGATAGATTCCATCGTGATAACTTCGGCATTCAAGCCGCTACGATTTGTTTGTGATGCTGTCCATATTGGACACTCTGCCTCCTGTGCGATTCCTCTTAGCTCTTCATAAATAGTTTCCAACTCATGTCTTTTCTCTCTCAGACCAGAAATTGGTCGTAATAAATCTGCATAATCTACAATAATCATATCGGGCTCGATGCCTCGATTCTTCAGCTTCTCAATGTGCATTTTAATAGAATTTGTAGACGCTGACTTGGTTGGGTACTCCTTAACAATAAGCGAGCCTTCTAGGTCTGTGACCTTTTCGTAGATCATTTCTTTGAATGAAAAGACATCGTTCAATGGAACGCCTGTAATGCAACTATCATAACGGGTTCCGATAACTGTGTCCGAGAGTTCCAGAGTGTAATGGACAACAGTTTTGCCTGCCTTTACCGCCTGAGAGCCCAGATGCACCAGAACCATGGACTTACCTGCCCCCGTTGGGGCAATGACAACACCAAGCTCTCCCTTTCCAAGACCACTTTTACAAATAGCGTCTACTTCACTCCAGCCCGTAGAGACAGGATCTCTTGTACGAATCTCAAATCGCTTTTCGAAGTCTTTGAGATAGTCGTAACCGTAGTCATTAGATGCTCCCAACTTTAGGGCGTCGTTGATGACTTGCGATATCTCATCAAACGAAGCCTTCTGCAAAAGACCAACCGAATGCATCATGGCTTCTTTCAGCTTTTGCTTTCGACAAAACTCAAGCGCCGTAGTCTTGACATATTCAGAGCCTTCGACCTCTACATTAAAAATTCTTGCAAAGTAATCTCGAATCTGCTTCTGGACTGCCTCATTTTCCTCATCAAGCTCAGTTCTGAGGATCGTAATCATAATTTTAGTAGTTGGGTGTACGCTGTACTTTTCCCTATATTCAAGTATCTTTTTTACGAATACCTGAAGATATTTAAGTTCTAGAAAGTTTAAATCTAAAACCTCTGTGATCTGGTCTGCGAAAGGACGATCCAGCAGTATAAGTTGACATAAACTTTCCTGAAACGCCTTACCAAACCGACCAAAGTCAGTCTTCTCTGACATATAAGCCCCCGCTTTCTTCTAATGTATCAAGTTATTGCCCTAGTGTCAAACACTTAATTAAGTATTCTTGCTGGCAACTACTCTCTTGAAAAATGCAAACAAATCAGTACAATCCCAAACTCCAAATCCGTCATTAAGCATCATTGCCTTAGTTCCAGTCTGATTGAACTCAGGGACAAAATTGTCAAGAGAATATCTAAGCTTTGTCTTTCCTTGTGGTGAAATGGAGGGGTCGTACAATTGCATTAGTCTAAAATTACTAGCCATCAATTGGCTGTTCTCCATAACATTTTTATAAATCTTAAGCTTGCTGTCTGTCTTTTCACATCTTTCAATAACGTCTTGAACAGTATATACTTTGTCCTCAGCTAAGAATTCAAACCTCTTAGCCACGGAGGCAAGCCCAACCCCCCTGATTCCATCTAGATTATCTGAACGGTCTCCCACCATTGCTCTAGCAAGAGCAAAGTTGTTTGGATGGATGCTGTAATCTTCAATGATTGTATTTCTATTTACGATCTTCTTTTGGATAGGACGATAAATTATTGTCTCATCATCACAAAGCTGGAAGAAATCTTTGTCACTAGAGATGATAATCTTTTGCCAGCCAGCATACTTTTTGTCCTGTACAACATAAGAAATAATATCATCTGCCTCGACCGACTCCAGCATAAGCTGAATAATGGGCATATTATTCAAATATTCGATGAGGCGCTGTTGTTGCCACATCTTATTCTCTCGCTCCTCGACCTCAGACATTGTACGAATGTCTCGGTTAAGCCGAACAGGGGAGCGCCCTGCTTTGTAGTTTTTATTCTTTGTCTTTCGACGGCGAGAGCCGCCTGCGCCGTCCCAGCAGATGATGACTTCATCTGGAGACATCTCTCTGATCATCTTCTGTAGAATTTTTAGGAAACCTTTCAAGCCTCCGATGGGCTGTCCATTTGTTGACAGTGATGGGTCAACTATGTAAGCTCTGAAATACATATTCAGGGCATCAATAACCAAAAGGCGTCTTACATTCTTTTTTGAAGTCATTCATCCTCCTCTAAAGAATATAACACGCCTTAAGGCTTTAGTCAAGCGATTTACAGTTTAATTTTAACAGTAACCCGCTTTCTCCGATGATGGTGATGGTGGTGATGCGTATGACCGTGAGTTCTAATAATAACTCGTGGATGCCTGTGAACCACCACATTTCTACAGTTTCTTTTTACATTGTATGTATAATACCCATCAACCAAGATTCGACCGCGACTGTTAACAACAGCGGGCACCCAAACCCATCCTGTTTTTACATTTTCGCAAACGGTCCTAACTTCATGGGCTTCAGCTTCCTGCATCAGCCCTAAAGACATAAATGAAAGCAACATTACTGAGAAAAACTTCATCATCACTTAACTCCTCCTGTCCTAATTAGACGGCTGAACTTCGATATTATTCACTTCTTCATCAGTATTGTAAAAACTATCTGCGGTGCCTTCCCGCTTGTCGAACTTCTGAATAACTTCGCGATCCATGATCTCTAGCACGCGCTTCTTAAACTTATCGCTCTCAAGCGCCTTCATCCAACGAGAAGGTTGAAACTTATCTACGGTCCCGTCATCATACTCCAATGAATACCATGAGCCAGAATTGCTAAGCGACTTAGACCCCTTGATTGCTTCAAACCATGACTCTTCGTCTTGGACGCCAATCTCATCTCCCCACAAGATCTTAAAATTACACTGACGACCCTGTGTCCCAAAACGAGATTTCTCAAGCTTAACCTTAACCTCTGATCCAATTCGGAATCCCTTATCATCTGTAACGAAGCTTGCTTTCGCTTTTCTGCCTGTTAGCCAAACACGAAGAGAATAGGCATAAATCATAGCTTTTCCTCCCGGCGTCATATACGGCGTTGTGAGAGCTTCCGATGGGGATCTGGTAATGTTAGCTTTTAGCTGATTAAGAACCAAGAATGTAGATTGGCTATTTGCAATTGGGACTGTCAATTTAGACATACCCTTCGCCAAAATACGAGCCTTGACAGCCATAGAAGATTGAGGATTAAAATCGCCCTCAACATCAGATACAGAAGGCGTCAAAGCAAGGGAATCCCAGATGAAGAGCATGCGGTTTTCATTAGAGCCCAACAACTCTTCGATGGTTTCCAGCACGAACTCAACAGACGTTGCCTGAACATAAAGTAGCGACTCTAGATCACAGCCAGTGCGCTCCAGAAAGGAAGGGTCAATTGCAGACTCAGAATCAAAGTAAACAACATCGATTCCCATTTTCTGAGCATTTGCCGCCACCTGAGCAGCCATATAGCTTTTGCCAGTAGCCTCAAGACCTGCAATCTCTGTTACTTTGCCGACTGGGATGCCCGCAAGCTTACCTTTACAAATAATTGAGTCTAGCCAGCGAGAGCCAGTGGGAATCCACTCTTTGACCTCTGTTGGGTTTTCGCTCGTTAGATCATGTGCTACAGACATACCAGCCTTTCGGTTAATAATGTCGCGCATCTTGCTGATAGACAGCTTCCCTGCTTTGACTGCTTTTGCCATTTTTTACTCCTTGTAGTAGTTTGAAAAGCCCATGAAAGTTGGTGCCCAAAGCCCAACAAAGAGTGCTAGCCGCTCAATGTGAGCAGGATCTGCCCCGCCTGTATTCCAGATAACAATCGAGCCTGCAATTGACGCAATTGTCGCTAACAGAAAACCATTTGAGACTTTATTATTCTTCTGTAGGTACTTCATAGTTTACTCCTTTTAAAAAAAATAGAGGCACCTGATAACCCTGTGCCTCTCCCGTGGGTGACGCTGCTACTCGCTTGCGTCATTATTGGCTTCGCTCACTTCGACTGCGGGAACAGTCTCGTGCTTGTCGTCGGAAGACTCTTCTGCTTGATTTTCATCAGCAGTGCCCTCAACAACAACAATTTCAAGCGTTTCGCCTTGAATTACAGCCACTTCCTCTGTGGTGTCTCCCGTAGAAAACGAGATGTACCCCACGAGTGCAACGGCTAAAGTAATGGCTGCACCAATTAGATAATTATTATTCACATTCATGTTTTTATTCTCCTCAGCTTCCTGCACTTGTTGTGGTGCCTGTATCAGATCCCGAATCAGATCCGGTGTCATCGGTAGGCGTCTTAGTCTCACCCTCTGTGGTCTCCTCCGTAGTCTCCTCCGTAGTTTCCTCGGTGGTAGTAGTGGTGGATTCAACAACCGCAGTATCCTCGTCACATGCATCCGAACAGCCAGTCACAAAAGAAAGTGCTGCCAAGATAGCCACGCCAAAAACGGCACCTGTAACGTGGTCCTTATTGATCATACTAAACATTTTTTTATTTTCCTCTTTCTAGTAAAAGGGACATCTATAACGCCATGCCCCAACCTGCGCGACCGACTATGATATTGGACACATTACTCGTCGATAAGTAATGCGTGCCCCCCCATTTACGAGGGATTCATCTCACTATTTTTAGTGAGAGCTAGGCGCTCTGCTGGAGAAGATCGTCAAATGCTTTCTGCACCTGATCTTCGTTCTCCGTCGAATACTTGGTAGTTTCAGTGCCGGAATCTTCCGAATCACCTTCTGCAAGCCAAGCATCCAGCATAGCCCCTACCTCTTCTGGCGTCTTGCGCTCGAAGAGAGAGTTGAAGTCTGGAATACCATCCAGAAGTTCTCGACAACGGTCTGGACCGCCTACAGCCTCATCACACAAGGGCGACGTTCGACGACGTGGCGTAATAGTCGTCTGAGGGTACGAAGCGCCTGCTGGCTTTCCATACTTGATCACCAAGTCGGTTCCCTCATCGACATCAGTAATGTCGCCATATTCCGGGTTCAACACAAGCTCAAGAAGCTGCTGGTAAGCCATCTTCCCGAAGCCCCAAATCCGAATACCCTTGCTTTCCTCGCCGCGAACCAGAACTGGCGCGAAGAAACGCTGACGTGCCATCAAGCTCTTAGCCATCTTAATGCTGTCTTCCGTGCCCTCGTTGAAAAGGTTACGAATAAACTCATCAAGAGGATCAGACTCTCCAAAGTTCTTCTTCGGGCTCAGGAAACCATTGTTGTTTCCGAGGTTGTAGTGGAACCAATAATCCTTGAAAGGATCTCCATCGGCGGGCGACACGATACGAATCGTCTGCTCACCGTCTTGTGGACGCCAAAAGACACCGCTCTTGCCACCCTTGTTTTGAACTGCTGCGAGCTTTTCTCGCATTTTCTTAAGGTCAATACCCATTTTTTTCTCCTATTAAGTTAAAGTCAGGGAAGCTAATCTTCCTCCCTGCTACCAGTAATGTATCACGCTTTGGTAGATGTGTCAAGCGAAAATTCAAACTTTTTTACGTCACCCTGAACGGTGCCCCAGTTAAAAATTCGAAATCCCGCATTATCAATGTCCCAGACTAGCTCGTTCCCTTCTTTCAAAGTTCGCTTCTTGCCTGTTCCCTTGACATGCTCCTCAAGCCAATCCGCTGGCATCTCTGAAGTTCGTACAAAACGAATCTCCCTAGACGAACCGTCTTTCTTGGTGTAAGTTGCTTGATAACCAATCATAATGTAACCCCCTGAATATGTGGTGTGTGATAAGAAGAGAAAATAAAATTATCATCGTAGTCGGATGAATAGATGGCGAATGAGGATCTTGAATCAGGCTCTCTCATCTCTTCAACTTGATTGCTGATCGTCTTCAGCAATTTTCCACTAGACGTTAAGTCTTCCCTCTTCAGAAGATAAAAGTAACATTTTTCTCTCACATTGTCAATAGAAAAAAGCTTTTTTTCTTCCCCACTTTCAAAATCAACAATCCCAATCGTTGAAATTCTACATGTGTCCTTGATTTCATTTATCTTGCCTATGACTGGCTCTGAGTTTTTTAGCACGTTTAACATGTGTATGACGTTGACTATCATTTGATTTAGAACATCATAATACCCGATAATTGGTAAATCACCTACAACATCCTCTACTACATCGTTGTCTACGATTATCATTCTTTCAAATACTGCTGAGCGTGCATATTCTTGGAACACACCAAAACAAACATTGTGCATCTTTTCTTTTATATCTGTTAACCTGTCTAAATTTGGCTTTATGTACAAGACAGTGATTTTACAATCTTTAATTTGATTCAAAATTTTTAATGAAGCGCCCGCGATCCTAGAAGCCCCGCAAACAATAAACAAAACTTCTTCATCAATGGATTTGAAAAACTTTTTTAAATTTGGCGCTCTTGCTTCGTATTCCTCTGGGTGGTCGCACTTAGGAAACTTATATGACCTATCGCCGCTTTCAATCTCATCGTCTATCATATAGCAGTCATATTGCGGATAGTTTGATAGTTCTTTTGCGATGGTGCAGCCTGCTTTTCCTAGCCCAATAACGTTCATTAAGCCCTCAAGATAGGCGTTACTGCCTCTAAAGCTTTTTTATTAGTTGCTTCGATAGTCTCTATCTTGCCCCTTAACTTATCACGTTGTTTCTCATCTTGCAAGTCAGAAATCTTTTTTTCTATCTTTTTAGAAGTTCTGGTCTTGTGCTCTTCAAGCCCCTCTTCATAATTAAATAATACTTTTTGCAACATGTCTTTTGCAGGCATGTAGCCCGCCGACTCCAGCGTCAGCGCCAACCCTCGAATGCCCTTTGCTAATTTTGCAAGTGATATTTCGCCGGTCATTCCACCGTGAGAGCTTAAGTCTGAATGTATCTTTACGTCGCCATCTTTTGTCACATACCTTGCCAAATCAATAAGAAAGTTTTTTGGACTCGTAGAGACTATTTCGAGATCAACTCCTTTTCTCATCCTGCTTGAAACAAGCTTGCCATCTTTGGTTCTTGCTATGATCCCTTCAGTTCCAATCGTGACCGGGAATATATCGCCAAGCGCCTTGTATAGTTTGCCCATGGTGTACCCTTTGAGACCCCGCTCGGGCGTATAACGAACCTTCATCCAATCAGAATACTTTGGGAATGTTACCACTGTGTCAACCTGCACAAGCAAGCCCGGATGAGCCTCAAGAATGACCATTAGCGGATCAGAGCCATCTTTAATGGTCTCGTATACATTAATCTCAGGCGTAACCATATCAGACTCTAAAAACTTCTTAAATAAGGAGCGATACTTAGTTTTTGTTGCGTTCTCTAGCTTTCTAACCTCTGTGTATCCTTTGGATGCCTCTTCGGGGAACGGCAACTCAACTAGATAATCAACATCGCCGTAGATGACGCTCTCGCCGTCTTGCATGTCTTTCTGGGCATATGAAACGGAGCCGACAGGCTTCACTTCCCTAACAGGAAGCTCGCTATTTGACTCTAGCCAGCGATTAAAGTCAGAAATTACACGTCTATACACATCAAACGCCTTGATAACAAGGCTGGGAGTCAAATTTGAATCAGTCTTGGCTGATTTTAAGCCACCCTCAAAAATAAACCTGTTCCAGTTGCCAAAATAATCTTGCATGCCGTTCTCCACATATAATTAGATGGTCAAGCCCGTTTTTACTCCAACCATGTACTTTCCAAACCTAGTATCACCAAAAGTTTGAACTGCTTTTCTGATAATCTCGCTATCTTCTTTAGCTACATCTAAAATTATCTCATCGTGAATAATAAAAGCAATCCTTGACCTGCATCCACGAAGCATTTTATCTATTTTTATCGCCTGCTCTACTACCATGTCGGATGTTGTGCTTTGAATAAGGTAATTTAGAGCCCTTCTTTTATCAACAGCGATATTTCTTCCAAAAGGAGTCGAGACCGTGGTGCCATTCCAGTGTTTTTGCACAAGTTCTTGTCTATTATATGCCCTTTCAAGTAAACGGTCACTAGAATCTGGATTATATAGCCAAGAAAAAAGACGTTTCTTAGCCTCTTCTCGCGAGCCTGTATTACCGAATACGTTTACCTTATTCCACTCATGGATGTCCTCTACGGGCTGCTCAGAGCCTCCCAAGGCAAGTAGAGTTCTAAGTTCTGCACCGTTAAAGTCAAGGCTGATAAAACTGTCGTTGCTTGGTCGAATCGATTTGCGGTAATCTTTTGGCAATGTCAAGATTGGGAAGCCGCCCTTTTTTGTTGTCAGTCGCCCAGTCTTAGTTCCAAAAAGATTATATCTACAGTATGGACTTAGATGACGCAGCTTTTTAATATCTTGTCGAACTTTACTCTTGTGCATGCTGTTTCGCATATTAGACCAGTTTAAGTTTACTTTTTGTAGAGAAATTTTGTGCAAAAGCTTGGCGGCTCCCAACAGATGCTCATAGTTATCTGGCTTTTCATAACTCTCAAACACATGTTGACATATTGCATTTTTTACAAAACAGTAGTCCTTTAAGAATCTTTCGGGAACCAAGTCATAGAAACAGTTATCCTCAAGAGAGACTTTTGCTTCGAAGATAGATCTCATGAAAGCTTGCAATTTTTTATTTACAAACTTCCAGTCTTCTTTCAGATGATCAGGACAAGCGTCGTCAAGCCCACGCCCACAGTACAGATCAGCATACTCAATATCGTATCCTTCCAAGTAGGAAGCATATGTCCATGTTCTTGTCCCTGAGAACCCATCTTTGATACGATCCTCGCCATATAGTAATGCTCCATCATTATAAACACCCACGCACTCTTGTTTGCTGTCTAGGGTCTGGAAAAGCACCAAGCACCTCAATAAATGATTGTGTTCTCGGAGCGACCAAAGAGCTTAATTATATCCCTAACGTCGCTTGAGTCATATTTTCTTTCCGCTTCCAGAGACTCTGTTAGCTGATCAAACTGTGACGAGTTTGGCGTGCTTGCAAAACCTCTAAACTTGTAGTCAATATAACCCATTGCTCTCTCTAAGTCAAATGTTCTTTCAAGATCTAGTGCATTTCTTGTAATCTTTTGAACCTCGTTCTCGTCATAGCCAAGGTATGTCTCCATAGACTTGAATTGAATATATACCTGAAGCCAGTAAGATGGTTCCCTAAAATCTTCGTCTCTGCTCTGAATGGTGTCTCTCGTAATCACTTTATAGTATGTACACCCATTTTTCTCATATGGTATCCTAGTCATGGGTTTATCGATTGCCACCTGATTATAGAGCCTTATCATATTATTTCTGAGAAGTTTAATGTCCATCTCTGACGCTTTCGTGTAGTACCTTTCAAAGAAAGAGTTTAGATCTGAATACTCTGGGTATCTCTTTTTGATATATTCTTGCATTTGCGACGAACCAAGATTGGCAACAAGCCTCCAAGGAGCATTCTTGTCAACCCAAAAGCCATATTCAGCAGCAAGATTCTTGTGGATACCAAACCTCCTGTTGTCTATGAATAAGTTCTGCTTTTTTTCATCATCGCCATGGTCAAGCTCGCCTATCTCAACTGCAAGACCCGTGCTCAAAACTGATCCATATTTAGAAATTAAGTAAGAAGATAAATTGAATGGCACAGACGGGAACAAGCCGATTCGAGCAAACTGCGCGAAGATATCTTTGAAGTCTTCAAAATTTTCAATATCGGCTATTTTGTTTCTGCCTATTAAATAATCCTGATAAAAAATATCAAAGATCTGCCTTATATGATTGTTGTAATTCTTTCCCACATTATCATAGGCTCTGCCAATCTGATAAGGTCCGATGTATAATTCCTCTGAGTCATCGGCATTTTTCAAAGAGAGACCGCCATCTTGAATTCGTAAAGTAGCGGTCTTCAGCAAATCTTTAAAAGCGTCCGCAACAAAATCAAAAGCGAAAAAAGGCTTTTTACTTTTGGAGGGGAGACGAGCGAAATATTCTTTATTGGGTAGAACTATGTTCTCGCTCGTATCTATTCTTCCGTAAAAAAGATTTTCATAAGTTTTAAAATCTTTTATCACAGCGTCCGATGGCATACTTGGGTCAGCCTCATAGGCATATAGATCGTATGCGATGCGCCGCAAAAACAAATCTGTAGAGCTAGAATCTGTGTTCTTTGCTATGAATTTTTTTCTAATAGACATCGCACACCTCCTTAGCTGCTAAACATGCTGAAGAAGCCCTTTGGTTCGGGCGTTTCACATTTGTTACCTTCTTCGTCTTGCGTTCCTCTGCCGCGACCACCGCCTCGATCTGCGCCACTGTTATCGTAACGACAGTGAATCTTGGTCTCGTACTTGCCATCTTCCAGATACCCACCAACCTTTGTTATGATATGATAGCCACCCAAGCCCATAAGGAACGAGAATGACCCTCCAGATCCGTCCTCGTTGTACCCAGCGTCAGGCGAGCCAAGCCTATAGTCTGGGTCGGTATTGTAATTTAGACCCCTTGGCTCAATCCACACATATTGACCCGGATAATAAAAGGGTGCGCCAAACGTTGTTATCTCTACTTCATAAACGGCAGATAATTGGTCAAACGGTGAGTATCCTCTATGCGACTGATACCTTGCTTCTCTTAGGTATGGCGCGTTTGTTTTAGAGAACTTAGCGGTCTTTAGAATGCCCTTGCTTTCTCCAAAGCCAAAATGATGAATGCCTATATGCTTATCATAATCTCTTCTGGTTGGGTATGACGAGGCATCAACTGCTGATTTTGATAGATATGATAACGATCCGTTTTCTAAATATACTACAAAGTAGTTATATAAGTTGTTTACATCAACGTCTGATTTTCTAAAGGTAAGAGGATCAAGTTCTGTAATCGCTTCAAAATCCACGGTAGAATATCTTATGTACGGATCTGTTTTCTCATTGCCAGATGGCGAATGGTTCTTCATCCACAAAACAAGAGGATCCTCATCGTCTGTGGTCGGCAAACTGATCGTTGCCGTTCTCAAAATAACACGCTGTCTTTTGTCCTCGTCCTTGTTTAGCCATGGACTATTAAGAGCGTCCTGTGCAGCCATCTTGACCACATCTCTTACAAAATGAATCAACGGGTAGTTATCTCTTCTTGGCTTAATGACTTTTTGAAACCAAAAGTTTTTAAAAGTTTCAAACGATATTGGGACATCTGCTAAGCTCATGTTTATATCTTGCTGGTTGGGAATGGGGTTCTCTATGTTAATACTGCCTAGCAGTACCTTTATTCTATCGGTTATAGATGGATCCCATAGTGTTTCATTTTCACCTGACTTGATCGAAGCCATCGCGTTCTTTGCGCCCCACTCAACTAAGTCGCCCAGATAAAAATAATTAATCTTTACTGTCTCAGCGTTTTCTAGATCTAGCTCCTTGTCCATGACCGTCTTCCAGTCATCAACAGGCTTCCCTCTAATGCCCTCCGTCAAAACAGTATTCGTAAGTTCAGAGGTTAATTGTTCTACTGTTGCCTGACTAGCAACCCCTGTACCCAGCATCTGTGGTGTTATAGCATAACCTATGTCTTCTTTTTTTTGTGCAAAGGCGCGCAATATTGATGCATCCACTTCAAGGCTAAAAAGCTTACCTTGTGTCATCAGCCACTGGGTAGCCAGCCTATATTGATAAGTTCTTAATATATCCTTGTATGCGGAAAGCGCTTCTTTGGCTCGCTTTTCTCCCTCATCGTCACAGCAAGCTTTTGCATAATTTATGAAATATTCAAAGGCTTGAATAATTTCTTGTGGACTTCCGTTAACCTGCCCTTTGAAAAAGGGATTGAACCCTCCAAGGCTCGCGCCTGCATAATTAGCCAGACCTTCAGGGAGCCACTGTGCAGAGGCACCATAGGCAACACCTATATCAGATTCAGTAAAGTTGGTAAGGTTTAGAACATCAGCTTTACTATCAGCGAGAATGCCCGCCAACCTTGCACGGTAGTCTAGCGTGAGCGTGAACGTGCCATCATCCTCAAAAGCAAAATCATGATCAATAAGGGTTAAAGCAAAAGAATAGTTTGCATTTTTGCCAACCTCTTTGAGCCTGTTGTCTGTGATTGATGATCCGCCCGCCGACATATCAGCCCATCCGACAACGGCTCTAATCTCAAACGCTGTTGGGTCATAAGAGTTTCGAGTCTCTGGCAGATCCCCCGGATCACAGCCAGCAGGAATTTCGATTCCAAACTTGCTTGGATCAAAAGTGTTTGTATCTGGTGGCGTATACCCAGATGACTTTTTCTTATCGGTTCCGTTTTTTAATCCTCTCGATCTATCAAACAGGTCTATGAACGCATACGGAGTCCCATCAGGCGCATATCTTACCCTGAGAAGTTCCGAGAAGTTCTGGAAAAACAGAACCATCTTTGCCTTAACGTCGCTCCTGACTGTTGCAGGGTTAGAGCCAATAAATTCATAATCAAAGGATTTAATACCCACGCCTGAATTGGTGGTTTGATCCAATATATTTCCGGGCGGCGGGATTGCTTTATTGCCACCTCCATACGTCTTATATTGACCGGGCTGGTAATTTTCGTCGCCGGGTGCCTTATCTATTCGTGTTGGAAACTGTAGTTCTATTTCTTTGTCTAAAGATCCATCTTCATTGTACAACACTTTGAAAAGTCTTATCTTTGGGACAAAGTTAGAAATCTCATGCGGTTTCATCTCAATAAACTCAGTTGATCCTGAAACCATGGTCAGCTTGTTAATTATTCCAGCAGGCGGTCCTTTGATCTTGATTAACTTTTCATAGTTACCATACTTAAATCTGTTGGTTGTCAACTGCTCAGAAAGCCCTGCAAATGCACCAATATTATAAATCATGAATGATTGCATGACTGTGCGCTGTCGTGTGGCGCTTAGCTCATCAAAACCCGGCTCTTCAGATTCGGTTGCGTCCTGCTCTGCCTGAACCGCTGATGCGTTGATAGTTTCGTCACTTATAGGCATTCTTTAGACTCCAAACATTTGCAAAACTCTATCGATGGGCTGTGGGATTCTAATAGTGTCACCGACCTTTATCAGACCATCTGTGGGCTTTTGATTATACCAAGCAAGAACCCACCACAATTTTGCATCACCATATTTTTGCTGCGCTAGTTTAGCATAATTATCGCCCAGTTTCCACACATATTTTTCTCTTATAAGTTGCGCCCTCTGAGCAGGCGTGATCTCTTTAAACTTAGGGGTTGTATAATGCTTAATATTTGATACATCCCTTTTTTCAAAGTGCTCTTCATATAACTCTTCGCGATTAACTCTTCTTGATCTGTTGTCGTATCTAATGCCCATATTGCTTCCCCTATACAGCCGACTCAGGATACAGAGCAAGATAATCAGCTTCTGCATCTGGATTTGAAACGCTATCTATTTCTGGAATAAGATCGGAAGTTTGATCTAGTTCTGGTATAGTGGCTGTTGATTGCGCTGGCGTTGGTGCTGGTATTTCTCTTGGCGTAACTGCGTCCTTAAATGGGAAAACGCTACCCCCACCGAAGTCTCCGCGCCAATTTCCTTCAAGGTCCCACCCAAGCTCCTCTTCATGAAGGACGGTAAATTGAAACGATAAGCTCATAACTTTTGGCGCTAAGCCGCCCGAGTCTGTTCCGCCAAAATCTGATGAAGACCAATCGATATACCCTGCTTCAACTTTATGCTTGAAGCTAAAGCCAGCGACGACACCTAGCAACCCTGTTTCAATTCCGCCCTGCGCTGGTCCCTTGCTTATCAAGTTAAGAAACTTAATTCTCATGAGAGGAGATTTCGCTATTGAAGTTGCTCCTGAATAGTCTTCATAAGATGGATACAGCATTCTTGCAAGGGTGGAGCATTTATTCATATTTGAGTACGCTTCTCTTACAGAGTGAGCCGGAATATCAAATCCTACATTTATAACTCTTTGTGTGTTCTTGAAAGTCTGAACTGCATCGTTTCTTCCGTAGACTTCCGTGGGGTTCCAGCTTTGCTTAAAGTCATCACTAAAATCTGTTAGGAATGCTTTAAATTCTACAAAAACATCAGGGCTTGGTACAAACTGAAAGATCAGCTTTTTTCCTGCCTCAGCATACCCATCAGTCTGATCGGTAAATTCGACTGCCATCTGGAGCCCTCCTCATATACTAAATAGGTAGCTGAGTGGTTTTTAGCCTCCGGTGATCTTCTTCTCGACTCTAGAGTCAATAACTTCAAATAGCTTTCTCATATCACCGTGAATAACACTTTCAACGTTTACAATGGTAGGTCCACCACCAGCGCCCGCTCCACCAAGGACAGCAACTGCTTGATTGGGTGCTGCGCCTGCTGCTGCCAATGCCTCAAGGAACCTAGAAGACTCTCGCATTGTCATGCTAAACGTGACAGCTTTATCAGTCTCAATCTCATTTATAGCGTCAGCCATCTTTTGTAACTCTTCAGCCCCAAGAGAGCCAACGCCTAGCAGTGATCCAATTGATGAAACTAACATAGATATTCCCGCTGCTGCAACGCCAATCCCTACGCCGACTAAAGCAAAAGCTGCCCCCATCATCATCACAGACGCTCCTATGCCCATTAGCCCAAGCGTTAGGGCGATTCCAACCGGCGACAAGAAAAAAGCTCCCATGGCTGCAAAAGAGCCCACTAGAGAATACACGCCGATTGAAAGAAGTCCAATCGCAACGGCTGCTGCTAACATTTGACCGGGCGTAAGTAAGCTAAATGAAGCGATAAAAAGAGCCATACCTCCTGCTGCCATAAGAATACCCGCACCAACCATCAGGGCTGCTGCACCGAATGCCAAGGTAGGTCCAACAGCGGCACCAGATGCAGTTCCAGTAGCAAATATGCCTCCTGCTCCCGTGACTCCAGCGGGTCCGAGGGAAGACAGAGACAGTGCCTGTTTCTTTGTCACTTTTTCCTGAACCTTCTGGACACCTGCAAGGATAGCGGTTGAGCCTGCCAAACTTGTTGCCGCAGCAGAAAGTTGGGTCAGGGTTGCGCTCGTAGCTTGTCCAGCAGCCATGGTCGCCAATAGCAATCTTCTAAATCGCCTAAACGTAAATATCGTTAGTGTGACGGCTCCAGTCAGCATAGCAAAGCCGGGAAGAGCGGCAAACAAATAACCCCCAAATCCCCCCATCGATTGACCTGCTTGTTGGAATATTGCGATTCCAAAGTTAAATAACGCCACAACTTTCTGTACAAGTTGAAGAACAGGTGCCAAAGATGCGACAACACTCAAAAATGCTGCACTCAATTCTTGCTGGAGATCTTTTGTAAATGCAGTTTGTGCTGCAAGGTCTTCCATTCTCATTTCGGCTTCGCTAGATGCTAGCCCAAGTGCCTCAAGATCTCCCGCCATCAGGGCACCAAGATCATCCACTTCAATCCCAGCGGCAGCGGCAAGTGCTTGCTTCTGGTAATAGCCCATGTCTTGATATGCGACACCAGCGTCAGCAACGGCATCACGAAGCATAAGCATTCTCTCTGCTGGATCCGTGACCGATACCATGTCGATGGTATTCAAGAAGGGACCGCCCAACATGGCGTTAAGTTGCCCCACTCGATCAGCAGCACCCTCAAAAGTATCAAACTGCTCTGTGATACCTAAAAGAGTCTGAAGCTCTATGCCTGTTCCCTTGGCGACCTCTTTTAGATCAATAAAAGTCTCAACCGATTGTTTGCCAAACTTTGCCAACTTAGGAGAAGCAGCAGCAAATTCATCTGCCATTTCTCCCGGTCCAACCTTAAGTTCCTGCGCTGCGGTGAACAACTGCCTTGTTGCTGCCTCTGCTTCTTGTGCTGACATAGCAAGGGAGGTTGTCATAAATTGAAGATTTTTTGTTGTAGTCTGGGCAGAAACACCAAGTGCGCCAAGCACACCAACTGTATCAATTAGCTGGTTTTGGGTGGCTTCGGTCTCTGATGTAAAGTCGGTCATGTTCAGAGTTAAGCCTGTCATGTTAGCTGCTGTATCGGCTGCTGAAACGCCCAAAGCTGCCGACCTCATAACAGCAGACTGCAACTGTAAGTTAAACTCTCTACTTTGCCCTGTGGCTTTATTAAACTGAGCGTTTAAGCTAACCAGCTCGGTCGAGAGCTTAATTGTAGCACCGACAAGAGCCGTGGTAACCTGCATAAAGAACCTGTAAGCATTCAGGGCTCCTTGTACACCTGTCACTTGAGCTTTCCACTGACCTGCTGTAGCGCCCAATGCTTGTCTTAGACCGCCCTCTTTCTCGACAGTCATAATCAAACTAGCGGCATAAGATTGAGTTATGTCTGCGTTGCCGCCAATAATTGGAGTGATCTGGGCTAAGGAGTCTCCAAGATTCTTTGCACCCTTTGCCCCCTGCTCTTGAAGACTTATCTTCATCTGAAGCTGCGCTATCTCGTCTTCAGCAGCTTCGTTATAATCTTCGAGCGCCTTTTGTGCCTTAGCCACCACCTCTGGCTCCTCACGCATCGCTTTCAGTTGTTCAACGTGTAATTTAAGCCTCTGTTCGCCAATACTTATAAGTTCTAGCTGTGTTTGATAAGTACCATTTGTAACTTCGCCATAAGCGCGTGCTGCGGTTTCTAGTTGGTCTAGTTTTTCTATTCGTTCTTCAAGCGATTCGTTTGCTTCTCTAATTGCTTGTGCTAGTCTTTTTTGTTCTTCTGTTGTCATTGCCATGGGTCATTATTGCAGCCTATTTGATAGGCCACTTTACTCCTGTTTCTCTTTCGAATGAAGAAATGGCACTTCTTAGTCTCGCGCTGTTAGCTGCGGTTCTTGGATCATCTAAGCCATACTTTCTTGCAATCTCGATGTATCTCTTCTCGCTTGACATTGTTTTCACAAAAGAATCAATCTCTCTAGGCGTGCCTCTTATGACACCCTTCAAAAATGAAGCTGGGTTCTGGTCAAGAAGAACGCCCAGAAATAACCTAACACCATTAGCAAAGTTTCTAATTAGGTCTTCATTAATCTGATCTCCGCGAACTGTGGCGAAATCTATGACCAATGGCTGCAACTTGTCTTCATTAAGCATTTATAAGTTCTCCAAACACAGCTTTCTTAGATAATTAGTTGTCAATAAAAGAAAGGTCGAAGGTTTTAACGCCTTCGACCTTAAGGTTGGAAAGTTAGGGGGGTTACCTTCCACTTTTCTTTGTAACTTTTTCCATTTCTGACTTTTCATCGTCGAATTGCTTCTGAAGACGCCTGATAAACCAATTTCTTAATCGAATAGGTAGGTTATAAGCTTCAATGAAGCTCCAGCCTCCGTGATATTTCAACAAAAAGAACGTCTCGTAGACACCCTCTATGTATTCATCACTCAGACCAAAAAAATTTGGCTGTCAGGGGCACCTCCATTTCGGATTCAAAGCCGCAGTTTCCACATACATATTCCTGCTTCATGTCAATATTGGGCACAGCCTTCTTATAGACACCTCGAAGGTACCTAGTATCAATAGCTGGAGCATTATTGATGAAAGACTCGATCAGAGCGCGATTAGATTGTCCATTAACTTCTGTAATGACCCTGCGAAGCTGATCAGTAACAACAGACTCTGGCAAACCCTTCTTTTTACGATTTGCTGAAAGTTCTGTGAGGTACTTTTCATCTTCCCCAGAGAGAATACGCATCTGAACTGTAGCCTTTGTGGCAGGAACAGTTACTGTAAATCTACCTTTATCTGTCCTCTCGATCTCAAATCCTTCGATGTTTTCCCAATCATTAGACTTCAGACCTTCAAGATCAAAAATGTGCTCTCCCTGCTCTCCGCAGCTTGGACAAGCAATCTCGACACCATAATCGGAGCCAAAGCCGCTAATACGGGAGGCAATGATGAGAGCATTCTTATCGCCAACTGCCATTTCTGCGAGCTTGATTCGCTTATCAACTAGAATGCTCTCCAGCATCCTATCAATAGCAACACCCTTCTTTAGCAAGGACTGAGAGGTTAGAATATCCTCTTCCTTTGCTGTCATGAACTTGATCTCGACTTGCTCCACCTTGTGCAGTGGGTGCCCTTCGGGATAAAACATGCCCTTCGTAGGAAGATCCACGAAGGTCGTTGGGGTAGTGAAAGCGAGATGGGGATTCTGATTACTGTCCGTTGCAGCAGGACTGTCTGACTGCATAGGAGCGCCCATCCGCTCAAGATTATTTCTCGACATTTACACCTCTAATTTTAGAATATTTTATCTATGCTTGGGTTTAGACCCTGAATCTTGGTGAACATTTCTTGAGCCTCAGCGTTTCCAGCGTTAACGTTAATAGCGACTTTGTTGTCAGTCGGAACGATACAAGAAGCCCAGTCATATCTAAATTCAATATCAATCGAGGAGAGATCATCATTGCTGTAGTCAAGCTCGGACATGTTGACCTTGGTGATAAACGGAGAATGGAGTGTCCACTCTTCAAGAATTTCTGTATTCTCGCCGTTGATCATTTTGATAACAACTGAGTTAAGCTGCCCAACAGAGGCTGCTTTTGTGGTAGTTGTTCCACGCTCAGCAAGGTTAAGAACGGATGGGTCATAGCCGCTGAACTTAACAATCTGGAGCAACTGATTAATCGCATCGGGGTTAACCGGATCGACAAGCGTAAGAGTGACCGGATCCCACTTAGTGCGGGTAGGATAATAGAACGTATGGTTTAGAAACATATGCTCTGTTTGCTCAATAGTAAAATTAGGTCTGCTAACCTTCTTAGCGAACCACTCGGCGTTACCCTCCATAGAAGTAATACCAACTAGAAATCTAAAATTTCTTTTTGGATCCTCTGATGTTGCGTCAGTCCAGAAATTTTTGCGTGGTTTTGGTGCCATGTCTTGTTTTCTCCTCTACAAGTAAGTAGTTGGGGTGACGTAAATCACCCCATTATTTTATCAGTCCGTGAACGCTGCCCCGGTTCTGGTAATATTGAAGTCAATCGCAATGTACTCGATTGCTCTAGCAGGCTTGAGGAAGATCTTGGCATACAAGATGTTTCGATCAATCAAGTCTGGCGTTGTCGTTGTATCATCAAGAATA